CAAAATGCCGCTGACGGGCTAAAATCGCAGTCAGCGCCCACTACAAATCCTGTGGGTGTGAAAACCGGTCAGAAAGAGACTGGGAAGGAGGTGCCGAGCGTTCCAAACTCGGTATCTAAGCGTGGAAGTTCTCTTGCTCCCAAGACTCCCGTTAGCAATTTGACAATAGTTGTTAACGAGGTGAAAAGTGATATTGTGTGTGTTGGAGGTCCTAGCCAGACCCAACATGTTCCAAAGGCAAGTCGCGTGAATTCGACGCGCTCCTCCGAAAAGGAGAAGAGACCTGTTGGTCAAAGACAACAGGATGGTAACCATGGAAATGCCGGTCGACGTGTTTTCAAATCCCATACACAACCAGTGGAGGATGATCGTGTGTGCACTAAATGTGGCACTACAATACCCAAGGATGTGTTCTTTAAAGATCATAAAATAAATTGCACAGGATCCAAATCTGTGAAGAGCGCACCAGCTCAGGTGGGCTCCCCTGTTGTCGCTAAACAGGGAGCGGTTGCTGAGGAGCCAAAGGTAGATGCAAAGCCTTTGGTCCCTTTAACTTGCGCTGATGAGTACAAGGAGATACCCAAACCGATTTGGTTATGGGGACCAATCAACAGTGGGATGCTATCTGTAAGTCCCAGTGGTTCTTGGTTTGATCAAGTTCGTGGTCGTATTATGTTTATACTTAAAGGAGAGATGTATATTCAGAAATATGATACAAACTTGGCAAACCATGATGCTTACTGGTTCAAGACATTGGCACGGCTGTTTGGAACCATTGGTCTCGCTGGGTTGGCACATTACATTTTGTTTGTGTTGGTAATTCGTAATCGTGTGCAGTCGCGTGCATACAATGCCACCATACATGTGTTATTCGTAGCCCTCTTTGAATTTGTCACGCGGGTTTGGGGTTTTGTTCCAAAGCCTTATCGCGAGTGGTCAATTCCAGATCCATGGTTGGAATGTGACCGCAACACCATTGAAGATCTTCGTTCTATCGATAAGTTCTATCAATCTTGTGCTAGTTACACGGTGAATTCTACAAACGCTCGAGTTGTTTCAACTTGGGTCTCTGAAAAGTGGGATGATGTTGTCAAATGTGATCATCAACCAACTAAGCTCCGCTTCTGTGGGGCTGTTTCAGAAGCGTTATGTGGGTTGACTACTAACGTAGCGCGGATGAGGAGAGCAAGGTTGATAATGGAGATTGTCGATCCCGTTGCAACAAACTAATTTCCGTCGTACGGTCAAGTCCAAAATGCTGGAGACATTCTATACCTGTCAAGTTTCATGAGCCATCTACTCATGTTTTTAAATTTGAAGGAGGGGAAGTGTCTGGCAAATTGGTGGTACGTCGGAAATTAGGGGAGTGCAATAGGGGAGATAGGTGTGTTCGGAGCGTGGAGTTTGGTATTATGTCTGAGTTCACGAGACAGATACCGCAAGGTAGTTTGGTTCTACAAAACGGATGTGAGTGCAATCGGCTGATGAGTTGTCTTGCTCGTCGCTTAACACACAAGTTTAAAGACCTTCCACCTGACCTCAGCACTGAAGAAGACAGAAATGCATACCTTAGTACAGACGAAGATTTCATCAAATGGTGGCGGAAGTTTACAAACTCTCGACCACTCTCTGCTGATGACCTGTTGGCTGTTAAGGAAGGGCGAACTAGCAAACTCATTGAGCATTGCGGACATTTAGGTGTCCCGGTGAGAAGTGGGAATGTACAAAAGTATCGTCGGCAACATTGGCTCTTTAGGGACAGAGGCTTTGATACCTCAGTAACAGTTTTACCTCCAGTAAGTTGGATGCATAAACGTTCGTGGATTCAAGATTTTCCAAAAGTCGAGTTTCTTGTTGAAGGCAAGTATACTCGCGCAATTTCACCTCCTGATCCTGGATGGAATTTTGTCATGTCGCAATTTTCTTGTGCGGCTGAGAAAAATTTCTACAGTATTATGAATCGGGACGTTAATAGTGAGATTGCCAAGTGGTTTCCATTTTCTTGTGGACCACTTGTTGGAAAGTCATACAATTCGCTTGAACGTGGCCAAATACTTAAAAGGAAGTGGGACACTTTGGAACAAAGAACAGGAAAGAAGGTGGTGTGTTCATCCACTGATTGTGAGGGTTTCGACGCTCATCATCGTAAATATTTCATTGATGCCGAAGGAAAGTTAATGGCTCGTATGTTTGTCCAACATAAACGATGGATAGAAAAAGTCTGGAAGGACGTTAGTAAGTCGCATGGAGGTAATGAATACTACACGTGGGAAACGGAAGGCGGAAGAGATTCTGGCCATCCGTGGACTGGGTGGGGTAATTGTTATGCTATCATTAAGCTACTGAAGCGCGTTAATGAAAGATTTTTTGCCCGTTATGGATACATGCCTGCTATTGATGTATTTTCTGATGGAGATGATTGTCTTATTTTGATGACTGAGGATGTTTATGAAATATACACACAGGTTGTTAGAGAAACATTTGCGGTGGCTGGCCATGTTGTCAAGTTTGAGCAGAAGGCTAATACCATCTTTGAAGTTGTGTGGTGTCAATCAAAGATTATTGAGGTGGAGGATGACCAAGGATCACCCGCTTTCAAGTTTGTTCATAACCCCTTTAAGATGCTTAAAGTCTTGGGGAGTACGTTAAATATGAATAGTGCTCAGGAAGCGGAGTCGTACATAGGTGACATTTTATATGCTTACTCTGTACTAAATCAGGGAATTCCTTTGTACAAAGATCTTGTTCGCGTTTGTCCTCCACAGCATAAACACCAGTTATCACCCGAATCCGGGTTAGTTCTTGAGCTTTCAAAAGAAGGTCGTAGCAAGTACACAGTAACACAACGTACTTATCAGACATTTTGTGAGGCATGGAACTGCAAAGGATTGGTTGAGGCAATTGAAGCCGAGATAGCTGTTGTTGAAAGCACACAACTGGGTTGGGTTACTGACTGTTACTCCAGTCAAACCAACCATACAAAAAGGGCAATTAATTCCATTGCTCTAAATTTCTTTGGTCGATTACGTAATGTAATTAAGAGTATTTTCTAAAAATCCGGATGGGGAGGGCCAAGAAAATACTAATGAATTGTTAAGC